ACACATTGTTAAGGATAGTCCTACCCCGGAGATTGATTGATCAATGGCAACAACAGAGCAACTCGCCCGACAATTACAGCGAGAACTTGATGCGCGAAGTGAAGCGATTAAACGCCTCAGGGAACGCACTAGAACTGCTGAGGAACGCTGCTATGCTAGTTCAACTGTTTATGGTTCTGCCTTTATCAATAGAGGATTAGAACTTATAACAGAAGAGATCAGCAGTAAACTAACTAAAATCACTGCGGGTCATGCTGCTGAATATGCCCAAGAAATTCAAGCAGTTACCAAATGTGATCCAGGTGTGTTGGCTTTGATTACAGCAAAGAGTACACTTGATGTGTTAGGTGTTAGACGATTAACACAAATAACGTATCAACATCTCACTACTCAGATTGGTAGAGCAATCTATCATCAGGTAATGCTTGATCAATTTTGTGATAAACATCCAGATTTATTTAATCAAGCCAAACAACATCTTCACGATCACAAAGGCTACTTGTATAAAGTCCAGAGGTATCGGGCGGTTATGAGACGCAACGATGTCGAACCACTTCAATGGACAAATGCCACAAGGCATAAGGTTGGGGGGTGGTTATTGGATCGTCTGTCTTCGGCAACCGGATGGGTAGTGCTTAAAACGGTCACCAAGGGGCCTGCGGATAGGCAGACCTTAGTGGTACACCACCCAGACTTTTTAGAGGCCAAGGAGGCGCTTCTAGCGCAGGCTGAGGCGTTTGCTGGTTGTATGTGGCCCATGCTATGCGAACCAAACGACTGGACAGACTGGTATGAGGGGGGGTATTTGACCAACGACCTGCGGAAGCTGACAAAGCTTGTCAGGACTAGGATTCCAGCAGGTTGCACATACCTACGGGGGACAACCGCTCTTGCGATGTTGAACCGCCTCCAGAAAGTGCCCTATCGCATCAACGGTAGGATTCTTGAATTAGCCAACTTCTGTATGGAACGCCGCCTCACGGTGGGTAAGTTCCGAGCGGAGGAGCCAACGCCTCCACCGTCAAAGCCAGAGCCATGGGAAACAGCCTCGGAAGAGGACAAGCTTTCCTATCGGAGAATGAGAACCGAGATTGAAGATCGGAACTCAGCTCTGCCACAGAAGAACTACAGGACAACTGAAACCCTGTATGTAGCTAACAAATACAAAGAAGAAACTTTCTGGATTCCCTGGTCATTTGACTTTCGGGGAAGAGTCTATCCAATTCCCACTAGTTTTAGTCCTCAAGGAACAGATTACGAAAAGAGTCTTGTTTATTTTGAGGAAGAAGGACCAGTCAATGAATGGTGGTTAGCCTTTCAGGTTGCTACTACTTATGGACTGGATAAGGCGCCAATGGATGAGAGAATAGAATGGGTCAACAAGAACCATGAATTCTTGAGTCATCTTGCTACTGATCCTGAGGGAACAATCTCTGAGTGGTCAAAGGTAGAAGAACCTTGGTGTTTTATTGCTAGTGTGTTGGAGTACTATCAATGTGTCATTACAAAGACTAAGAAGACATCAGGTCTTCCTGTGTCCGTCGATGCCACTTGTTCTGGACTCCAACATTTGGCAGCCTTGGCACTGGATAGAACTGCTGCTGAGATGGTCAATGTAGTTCCTACTGACAAACCATCTGACGGGTATCGTATTGTTGCGGAGAAGGCAAAGGAAATTCTTCCTGAGCATCTACACGATCACATTACGAGAAAGGTGACCAAACGCACTGTGATGACTACGCCTTACGGGGTGACACTTAACAGCGCACGAGATTACATCCGTCAGGAACTCAAGGGTATTGAACTTGAGAAGGGTGAGTTACAGATGATAGTTAAGGCTATCTATCAGTACGGTGTCAGACAAGTCTTTGATGGTCCCTGTCGATCAATGGAGTTTATCCAGAAGGTTGCTGGGGAATGTATTAAAGGTGGAGCTACAGCTATCGAATGGATAACCCCATCAGGATTTACTGTTAGACAAGAGTATCGTCGTACTGATGTTGTTCTTGTCAATACAAAACTGATGGGGCAACGTCGTGTTGCATCACTGCTAAAGGAATGGGAAGATCGAAAGATTGACCTTAAGAAGGCTAAAACCGCATCAAGTCCTAACCTGATCCACAGTCTTGATGCCGCGTTACTACATATGGTATTCGCGAATTGGGAACGCCCCTTTACAGTGATTCATGACTGCGTGTTGGGTCGTTCCTGCGATATGGACGACATGGGCGCAGCAATCAGAGACAACTTTGTTGAAATCTATTCCCAACCAGTCCTTCAGGATTGGGCTACCCAGCTGGGGGTTGACTTTGATGAGAGTGTCATGTTAAATACTCTTGACATCAATGATGTCCAGGAATCCGCTTACTTCTTTTGCTGATGTCTTTTTCCACGATCACAATTGCTGAGAAGCTTTCCCTTCACATCTCGGTTGTAGAAAACTACGAAGAGGAATGGGTGGCGCAAAATGTGGGCCTTCCTGAGCCTGATGAAAGCTTTGAGGAGTTCCTGTGTCGTACCTATGCCGAATGTGCCTTTCTCATTCAGGCAACAGAAGGTGATGGCAACGCAATGGAATGCCTTGAGGCGTATGATGAGGCATACTCCACTGTGGAGGAAATCCTTGCCTGAAGCAACCACCGAAACAATGTTGATGGATCTTGTCATTCCCAACGATGCTTATGCGTTGGAACTGGCAAAGCAAATCAATGTTGAATATGGTCTTGATTGGGTACCTGAGTATGTTCAATACTTAGCAACCAAGCTTGATCTTCTACTGGATGATAACCTAATGGATCATCTTTCTCTTTACGCTAACCACGAAACCATTACTAAAAATGTCTGACGGACGCTTTGTAATCACCACCACCCTGGAAGGGTACATCAACGCCCTTATTCCTGCCGGTAAATTCAACAACTGTACCATTGGCTTTCGCATTCCTGAAGAGGAGTTGCCCAAGTTTGATTCTGTTTACGAGCAGTCCCTGGAATTGGGCAAGATGAAAATGGAGGGCAAACGGTTCTCCGCTGAGCTTCCCAAATGGGATGAAAGTGGCCTTGTCAAAGTCTCCTACGGTGGAGACAGCAAGAGTCCCATGTTCCCCTGGGTAGACACCGATGGGGTTGCTATTGACCTTACCACCCAAATCTGGAAGGGTACTGTTGTTAAGTTGATCATTGACCTACGACCCTATCAGTTTGGAGCAAAGGTTGGTTGTTCTCTCAAGGTACGTGGCGCACAGGTCCTTAAGCTGGTCAGCAGTGGGGGTTCTGACAGCGGCGGTCTTGATGAAACTGAGGTGGCAGCTTTCTTTGGTAAAACAGAAGGCTTTAAGACTGGTAGCCCCAGCTTTGAACCGTCTGTAGATCCAGGCGACGGCCCAGCAGATTATGATGTGGACGACGTTCCCTTCTAATGCCTGCTTACCGTAGCCGCCTCGAAGAGAAGTTGGCTCGGTGGTTTGAACTGAATGGGCACCAGTTTGAGTATGAAACCCTTAGGTTAAATTACACCTTGTCGGCTGTTTATACGCCGGACTTCATTCTCCCTAATGGAGTTATACTGGAAGCCAAGGGGTATTTCAAGCCAGAGGATCGTCGCAAGATGTTAGCTGTTAAAAAACAGCACCCTCACCTTGACATACGCCTTGTCTTTCAGGCCCCTTACAACACGCTCACAAAGACCAGTAAGACTACCTACGCTAAGTGGGCAGACAAGAATGGTTTCTTGTGGGCGGCATCCCACGCAATTCCACTTGATTGGTTCGATGAAAACAAAAGCTGAAATCATTACGGGCCTTGGTCAGTATTTTGCTGACACCTTGGTTGAATGTACTGATTATGTCCACGACGGTACTATTACCGCTGAGGATGTAGCCAAGATGATCTTTGATGAACTTGAAGATTGGATGGCTTATCACGCTTCTATGACTAACGCTGCTGATGCAATCCGAAATGCTCTCCGAGAGCGAGTTTCTTAAGCACGAACCATGTCCTAGTTGTGGCAGTAGTGATGCGCTTGCTCGTTATACTGACGGACACGCGCATTGCTTTTCTTGCCAACACTATGAACATGGGGAAGGATCCACTACCACCAATCACCACAAACAAAATAAACTGATGGACTTTACTGGGGACTTCATCCCACTCAAGAGTAGAAACCTTAGGGAAGATACTCTTAAGAAGTTCAACGTTCGGTATGACCACGACACCAAAACCATAAGGTTTCCTTATTACTCACAGGCTGGCCAATTGGTTGGCTTCAAGAGTAGGGATGCTGATAAGGACTTTAGGTGGACTGGTAAAAATGAAGACCACACTCTCTTTGGCCAACAACTGTGGGGCAGAGGGAAGGAGTTAGTCATCACTGAGGGCGAGATCGATTGCTTGAGTCTCTATCAACTTCGACCCTCTTGGCCTGTTGTTAGCCTTCCCAATGGCGCAGCAGCAGCCAAGAAAGCATTACAGCATCAACTCAAATGGATCATGGGGTTCGATAACATCGTTCTCTTCTTTGATTCAGATGAAGCCGGGCAACAGGCAGCACAAGACTGTGCCAGTTTGTTCCCACATGATCGACTGTTCATTGCTCGACTTGATAGTTACAAAGACGCCAACGAGGCGTTAATAGCAAAAGATTATGAGGCAATCACCTCAACAGTTCTCTGGAACAAGAAACCTTACTCACCAAAAACCGTCATCGACGGACGA